CATCAGAGTTGTAAGAATCTTCGTCATATCCCTGGGTTGGGTCTAACGGGTTCTTAAATTTACAAGCTCTTGTAAGGAATGCTCCAGTTCCACAAGGAATTTTGTCGAGGTTTGAAGCAGAATCTGTATCAGAGTTCCATCTTCGCCACTCATTGTTGAACAAAGCACTGAAGTTGTCGTCGAAAGTATCTGGAGATACTTCTACGTCGATGCTTCCTTCAACAGATGTGTTACCTGGTCTTGGAGCTGATTCAGCACCACCGTGACGAAGCTCATTTGACTGAATATATTCAGTTGTTGGTTTAAGACTGTTTCCAGTAGTACGTGTGAGGTACGGATAGTCAAAACCGGCTTCGTGAGACTTGATCTTTGTAAAATCAGCAGACTTTTTGTCTGTGTTGATTCTCGAAATGAACAGGTCTGTGTCTGAACCGACTTTTATGTTGTGCATAACTTCTGATTTATCTATCATAATGTTTCCCTCTAATTGTCAAGGTCTGCCTGAACCATTACAGTTACAGGCTCAGAATAAAAGTCTTCATACGTTCGTGCGGAAGAACGATACGCAGTTTCTAAAACTCTTATCCCGTCAAAAATATCACCACGCTTAAAATGAGACGCGATAAAATCGTAAGCCTCATCTATATCGTAAGTGCCTCTAGCCTTAGGGCTGTTGATGTTAATCTGCAGCCCGCATATCCATCTGTTGCGGCCGTGAGTTCCAAGCTCCTGCTGAAACGGTTTACCGCGTAATGGAAATATTTCAAACCAGAGCTTATCCTCTGGCCTTGTATCCGTATCATTAGGTTCAATTACAGTTGAAGGTTCTGTATGACCTTTCTCTTCATCGAACGCTTCTATAACCTTCATAAATCGAAGGCGTATCTTCTGCCAAATGTATGTATCTGTCATTCCTGGTATAACCTCGCTACTTCGCAGACTTCCTTGAAGGAAATATGCTTTTTTCCATACAGCATCTTAGCAATAACTTTTATAGAGCCGTTTCTCTTCAAGTTGTACTGCCAAGAGTGCGGATTAGTCATCAAATCATTAACCGACACATTAGACATTGTATCCGCAAACTGAGCACTGACTATCCGATACATTCCTACGGGAGCCTGCACCGAATATCCGCCTTTTACACCGTGTTTATATTTAGGACCGCTTTTAATCGTTCCGTCTTTTTCGTATTCACCATATTCGAGCATAGGATAACGGTCGTGTGTGTTATCAATATGAACTCGTCTTAAAGCTCTCTCTCCAGTAAAAATCTTTCCTTTTTTACCCATAAAATTAAGAAACTCGTTATAAATAATCATAACTTCGTTTCTGTCATTAAACTTATCAAAAGTACAGCCTTTGCTTTCCATAAAGTATTTAGCCGTATACTTTTTATTATTATATGACGCATACCAGCAGTCTCTCACAGAATCGTTATCTGCCTTATGCATCAATAATTTTCCACGTTCGGACATACCTGTAAGATAGTCTTCATCTTTCGGTGTCATAGAAACAACTCTCTGAAAAAACATTGCAGATAAAAACAGGTTCCTCATAGTATATCTTTTATATCTGCCTGCAATTGTTCTTCCTACAATATCAAGAGTGCTTTCTTCTATAGCACCTTTTATCTTGCTTACTGCAGCCTTACCGCTTTTACCAACATAAGAGTCAATCTGAGATTCACCTCTATGTCTGGTTGTAATAGTAAATGTCGGCATTAAGCTTTCCTTCCCTGAATTACATAGGCAACAGCATAATCTCCGGTAGGATCTATAGCCTTGTAATGAACAATGTTATAGCTCACTCCTGCGTATCTAACCCTGTCGTCTACTTCTGTAGGCTCTTCCGTGAACCTTGCAATAAACTTTACGTCACCGGCCTTAATGACTCCCTCGCTCTTTGCAATTGCTTCTTCCGAATAATTAGTTCTGACCGCTCTGGTGTCAGCAGAAACTTCCCTGTAGTTCATAGTCACTTTACCCGTCATAGGGTCTTTTACTTTTTCACCTTTAAGAAGAACTGCTTCCTGGTGGTTGGAAAAATTATCAATAAGAGAATCTGCAACCTGACGAAGAGCAACGTAGTCCATTAAGCCCAGCCTCCCAGCATATCTGTGTGAATGGCCTTTTTGATTCTGCAGTAACTGTTCTTTGTCTTGTAGAAACCTGCAAGAAGATTATCAAGAACAGTAAAGCGTGAAATATAAGTGCCGGAAGCAGAGTCTGCAGCAGAATAGTATTCAACTTCAAGAACATCTACTTTCTGTTTCTTTACAGTACCGGCAGAATCTTTCACATCAAAAAGAGATGTTACAGATGTAGAAATATAACCAGCTTCACAAACAGCCTGTTTAAGTTCTTCAGGAATACCAAGAACTTCATCACCATCTTTGTCGAAGAGTTCTACACGGGGAAAGCATAGAGTCTGATGTCTGTGGTATTTCTTCTTTCCTTTCCAGCCTAGCTGTGAATAAGTGCGGTCAATATATCTTGTCGCGTTTATAAGAAAACTCTTTCGCTCATTAACTGTCTTATCAAGCCAGTCGGTGCGGCCGGTATTTCTCATATACTCGTCTGCATATTCGAGGCTGACATAACAGTTAGCAGACGGCACACAGGAGCCGTCTTCAACAATGAGGATAACTTCATTTTCTGGAATTACATCAGCCATAAACCACCTCTTTATTCGTCACGGAGGACAGCTTTTTCAGCCTTTACCTCTGCCTTGTTTTCTGTTTTATCTTTACCTTCAGCTTTCTTTTCAGGTTTTGCTTCAGGTTTTGCTTCTGCCTTTGCTTCAGCTTTTTTTGCCTCAACAGCAGGCTTTGCTTCTTCCTTTGCTTCAGGCTTTTCTTCCTTTACTTCAGGTTTTGCTTCCTTAGCCTCAGATTTTGCTTTAGCAGCCTCTTCACGCTGTCTCTGCAATGAAAATGTCATCATTCCCATTTTTCATTCTCCTAGAAAATAGGGCAGGGCACCCCGAAGGATACCCTGCCTTTTCATTATGCAAGTTTGCAAATGAGTCTTGTGATTGGTACGTTCTTGATGTTGTCAGCAAGTGCCCAGTTGTCTGGATCAGCCAACTCTGTGTTGCTTGGTGTAACACCAGTAGCTGTTCCAACCCACTGCAAGCCACGAGGATGCATAACAAATGCACGGCGAGAGATGAGAACATCTTCACCCTTGAGTGTATCACGGTCTGTTTCTGTGATTTCAAGTCCGTCTGTATCTTCGTTGAAACTAACTGCTCCAAGGCCGAAGAAGTAGATTGAGTTCTTTCCAGTATCAGCAACGAGAGCATCGTCAACGATAACTGGTTTACCCATATAGAACTTGTACTCAACTGGAGAGTCAGCGTCACGAACAGTGTCGATGAGGTTGAGCTTTACAAGTTTTGCCATTGTTGCAGAGTTACAGATGATTCCGCCGAGTTCAGCAGCGTGGTCACCCATAAGGTACATTGCATCAATCATTGCTTCGCTTGAAAGCACAGCAGCATCTCCAACTCCACCAGAGATATCAAGAGTGTGAGCCTTGATAGCACCGTCTGTTGGGTCTGTGATACCGGCAAGTGTTGCCAAGAGAGTGTGCTGTTCGCGATTTGCCCAGTAAGCAGCGTTCATATCACCGATTGCAGCCATTGGATCATCGCCAGAGAAGTAGCGAGCAAGGTCGTTAGCTCCCCAAGCTTTACCACGAACGTGGATAGCTGCAATTGATTCACCGGCTTCAATGTTGTTTACAGTAAGGCCGGTTGAATCGCTGAGAACTTCGTCATCAGCACCAGCAGCATCAACAAGGCTCTTCCAGAAAGGAATATGGATTGTTTTACCGCCCTTTACCTGTGTACCAACAGCAGGGAATTTGAGATCTGGGTCGCGAGTAGCGATTCCAGACTGGATGATCTTAGACAGTTCTACTGTCTTTGCAATTACATAAGGATTGTACACTTCAGGTACAATAACATCAGAAATTTTTGTAGATGCCATAGTCTTCTCCTAATAGACCAAACTAGGCTCCTGCTGCCGCCTTCATCTGTTTGTACAGTTCAGGGTTTTCTTTAAGCAGTCTTGCCTGTTCAGTAAGGTTCAAAGTTTCTTTCTTGAACGGATTAGTTAACTGCTGGTTTGAATTTCCTCCGTTATTTCCTGCACCACCGCCTGAAGAGAGGTTTCTAATGAACTTCTTTCCAAAGTCAGTGTCGAGGAACTTGCGGAGTGCAATCTCAACAGTCTGTCCGTCTTTATTAAGCAACTGGTCTCCTTCGCCGAAGTTCTGTACAGAGAAGTTGGAACCGTTCTGACCGAAAACGGAACTGAAAAGATAATCACGACTTGAAGGTTCAATATCGTACTTTTCAGTAGCTTTGTTGAAAGCCTGCATACAGAAAAGGTTGTGTTCACTTGCCTTAGACTTTGCGAGGTCTTCAGTAAGCTTCTTAATGGAGCTTTCCTTTTCTCCAAGTAATCCCTTGTAAGCATTGTCAAGCTCTGCCTGCTTCTGCTCATAAGCTTTCTTAATTTCGTCAGGGCTGTTAGCTTCGAGTTGTTTCTGCAATCCTGCATAGTCTTCCGCAATCTTTGCATTTGCAGCCTCAAGCTCTTCCACCTTGGCCTGAGCAGCCTGTTTCTCTTTCTTAAGGTCGTCGCGGTTCATTTTGATACCGTTCAAATCTTCGTTGTAAAGAGAGAGCAAGCTCTCTACCTTCTTCTCAATCCCGTCATCCTGCACAGCAAGAATCTGTTCTACCGCTTCTTTGGTAAATACCATTTGCGTTTCTCCTATTTAATTAGAAAGGTCTCCTACTGGAAACTTACGCAAGGGCTGTCAGCCACAGGCAGATGTCCTTGCCAATCTTGAGAAAAGAATAAAATTAAAAAAAATGAACCTTAAATTCGAATTAAGAAGAATTAAGTGTTAAAAACGAAAAAAGGGCAGAAACTCAACGAATTTCTGCCCAAGAAGGATGTAAATTATGAAAAACAAGACTGTTTTTTCATCTTTTCTTAGAAGATTTGCGAGGACGGCGGTTATTTGCCTGTTCCTTGCGTGTTGCAAAACGACAATTTCCAGGACTGTAACTCTTATTATTATCCTTTCTGTCTATTGATTTGCTGTCTGAATAACCGTGTGCTAAAGCCCACTTTTTGAAAGCAGGAAAGTCATTTTTCCATTCTGCACACATTCTAATTCCTCTGCCTCCGTAGTTTGGATAAGAATTAGAATGTTTATTGTAACAGCGATATTTGATTTTTTCCCAAATTTTATACAACCTTGTATCACTATCAACCATACGAATACCTCCTTAAAAAACACCGATACTTCATCTTCTGCTACTAAGTTGCCTTAGATTTTTACTGCTTCAAACCTGTATACTTTCGATATAAAATCTACTCATTCTGACATACAGTCCACAGTCGTAAATTCCCGACTAGCCATCGGTACTTATGACTTAAAGTTTATGCCGTAGTATAAACTGTTAAATCCCTGAGGTTAAAACTTGCATTCAAGTCTCTGTCATTTTGATAGCCACAATCACAAACATAGACTCTATCAGAGAGTTTCTGATTTGTTTTTATAGCTCCACATTTATTACAGATTTTACTTGAAGGATAGAATCTGTCCGCAATACGAATTTCTATTCCATTTAATCTAGCTTTATAAGTCAGTTTTTTTCTAAAAGAATAGAAGCCTTGTTCTCCGATCGCTTTAGATAAATGTCTATTCTTCAAAAGTCCTGAAATATGTAAATCTTCAAGTGTAATGT